CTAACTATATAAATGAGTATATTTTAATATGCTATAAATCAGTAAGTTAATAACTGTATTTATTTGTTTGCTGAAAATTTGCTGTTTTATTCTACCATATTAAAATCCATTTTGTTTGGTAAATCTATATTGGATGAATTACTTAATATTACGCCCGTAAAACTGTTTTCTGACACAGGTACACAAAGAATAGATAAGCCGTTTTTATAAGACCAGCCATTATATGTGTTTAACCCGTCTTTTTGCTCAATGTATGTAATTTCGTTTATCTGATTAAAAACATATTCACCCGTAATCAAATCCGTTATCGTAATATACCCCGGATAGCAATTTGTTTCAAAATTCCATCCGTCCTTATATCCAGTTCCTATTAACACAGCATATCTTTGCCCATAAAAAGCATACAGACCGTCTTTTACTGAGCCTGCAAACGTAGTTTCTGTTTCTTTAGAGCAGGAACACATAGTAACCACCATCAGAATAAGTAATACTATCTTTTTCATTTTTTCAGTATTTCGATTAAGTCTGTTATCTGTCTATCGCGGGCGGCTATCTGCCTATCTTTTTCTTCTAATTGCGCCAGCAGCTTTATAATAACTGCGCTGTCATTAACCGGGCTACCTATGTTGCTGTTAGTGTTGTTTTGAGCCACTGATATATTTTTATCCTGCCGCGTGGTATCAACCAGCATTTCGCCAGCCCCGGTTATAAGCCAATCCAAACTAATTTTAGGTGACGATATTTCGGCAATCTTTCGTATTACTTCATATCCCGGTGCAACTTCTTTTTCGCCTATGATGCTGTTAATCGTGGTGCGACTTATGTATGTAGCTTTAGCCATAGCGGTTATATTGCCGTTATACAGCTTTTCTGCTATCATTCTAAACCTTTCATTTACAGTAGTGTACATATTACACAAATCATTAAATTAAAATTTATGGCGAAATTTCGCCTATTTTATTTGGCTATGACGAAAAATCGTCTTACTTTTGCACCAACGAACGAGTAAACAAAGTCGTTAGCGCGTAGAAAGGGCTGCCGACCTGAGTAGGCCAGCCAACCAAACCAATTTATTACCGCCACAAAGTTAGGCAGTTTTTTCTATTGCGCCAACAAACGAACCAAGTTTTTTTAACTGTAAAGTATTGAAAAATGGAACAAAAGAAAGAAAAGATTACCCGCGACTGCCTACGAGCCATGAAGATAGGCGATACGGTGGTGGTAGAGTGCAAAGACGGCTACGATATGGATAGCCAGAAAAACACTGCGTATGCGATGCAGAAAATGGAAAACTGCCGGTTTGCCTGCAAATCGGACGGACTGACATTAACCGTAACGAAACATGGTATCAGTTAAACCCGTGTGCGACCCGGATAGACGCTACAGCCAAAAGGAAGCGGCGGAACTGCTGGGCGTTGAACGCCACACAGTCAGACGCTGGGAGGTAGAGGGCTGGATACGCTTCTATGTGCGCAAAGCCGGGCGGGCGAAGTTTACCACGGGCAAACAGATTATCAAGTGCTGGGAAACCACCTATTTATAACAATTCAAAATTACGAAATATGAAAGCGATTTATTACTGCATCCTTTTCGTGCTGGGCTTCATAGCCATAATCGGCATTTTCTCAGAGCCGGAGCCAGCATTAGACACGGCACGCTGGACTACTGTTTTTGTCGTATCGAAGTCCGTAGGCTTTGCCGCCGGATATATCGCGTACCGTCTGATGGTGCGCTGGGAAAAAGAGGGAAAGATAAAGTTACCCGATGATGACGAAGTTTAATAACCCAATAAATAACAGAGTTATGCAACCAATCCAAATTAACGTACAGGTTAATATCGGACTTACCAGCGAACTATTTACGCTGCTTTCGTCCGTAGTGAACCGTCCGGCGCAGTTGGCGGAATTGCCAGCAGCACCGAGGAACAAGAAACCGGCGAAGCCTCAACCGGAGCCGAAGCCGGAAGTAATTAACCAGCCTAACCCGACCGATGGCCAGGCCACAGCAGCGAAGCCGGAACCGGAACCCGAAGCCCCGGCGGAAACTGCGGAACAGGAGCCAGCACCGGAACCACAACCGCAGGCACCAGCCAAAGAGGAAACAAAGGAGTACACCGAGGTAGATGTACGGGCGGCAATGGATAGAACCCGCAAGCGTATCGAGGGCGAGAACTACAAGGAAAAAACCGACAGCGAGGGGTACAAGAAGTGGCACCGGGTACTGACCGGATGGTTTAAGAACACGGCGGCGATGTTTGGCGCGGAAAAGCCAAGCGCATTACCCGACAGCGAGAGCCGCGCCAAATTCATAGCGTGCTGCGATGCCGTACAGGTAAAAGGTGATGAACTGGTAGAAGATTGTCCGTTTTGACCTATGAAAGCGCACGCACTATTAAGCCCGTCCGCCGCTCACAGGTGGATTAACTGCACAGCCGCACCACGGCTGGAGGCGACAGTAGAGGACAGCGGCAGCAGTTATGCCGCAGAGGGAACATTAGCGCACGCCTACTGCGCTATGAAGCTGAAAGAATTTTTAGGCCGTGACATTTCCGATGAGGCGGCGGAGATAGCCGAACTGGATAGCCAGTACCACACCGGGGAAATGGACGAATACACGGACACATACAAGACTATCGTACTGGAGAAGTACAACGCTGCACGCGCCAGCGTGGAAGATGCGCAGCTGCTGGTAGAAACCCGTCTGGATTTCACGGGCTACATACCGGACGCTTTCGGTACAGCCGATGCTATCATAATCGCAGACGGCACTATGGAGGTGATAGATTTCAAGTACGGCAAAGGCGTTAAGGTATCAGCCTATCGCAACCCGCAAATGATGATATATGCACTGGGCGCATACGACCGGTTTAACTTCGAGTACAAGATAGACCGGGTGCGCATGACCATAGTACAGCCCCGTATCGACAACCTAAGCGAGTTTGAGTTATCCGTATCCGATTTGCTGGCATGGACTGATGAGGTGCTGATACCAAAGGCTAACGAAGCCTACGGCGAGAACGGCGTACAGGTGGCGGGCGACTGGTGCCAATTCTGCAAAGTGAAAAGCATCTGCCGAGTGCTTACTCAGAAATGCACAGGTGCAGCCTCAGACCACCCAGACCCGAAACTATTAAGCCCGGAGGAACTGGCCGCGGACGTACTTCCGCTGCTGGCCACGGTTAAAACATGGCTGGCAGGCGTGGAGGATTACGCGCTGCAACAGGCGTTGAGCGGCGTACAGTTACCCGGCTGGAAAATCGTAGAGGGGCGCAGCGTCCGCAAGATTACCGACCAAGAGGCCGCAGCCGTGGCACTGAACAAAGCCGGATACAAGACCACAGAGATATACAAGCCGCAGGAACTGCGCACCATTACCGAACTGGAGAAGCTGGTAGGAAAGAAACAGTTTGCCGCTATCTGTAGCGACTATATCGAAAAGCCACAGGGCAAACCGACACTGGCACCGGAAAGCGACAAACGCCCGGCGATAGACCCGGTAGCGGACGATTTCAAAGACATAAACCTATGAGCCTATGCAGGCAGTGTTTGATTTCGTTATGCAGCATCCGTTTTGGGCTTTGTATCTGGCTATCCTGCTGGGCATAGCGATACACGGATTTAGAAGCAACAAAGACAAATAAAGTGTTTAACATCAAAAATTTATAGCAATGATTACACCAGTAGTAAAAGAAACAAAAGTAGTTTTCGGCCCGTGCCGACTGAGTTACACCCACGTATTTAGCAAGTTTGCCCCGGACGGTGACACCGCCAGCGGCAAGTACATGACAAACGTACTGATACCGAAAGAGGAAAAGGAAACCATTAAGGCTATCCAGCAGGCTATCGAAACAGCCAAAAAATCCGGTATCGTATCGAAGTGGGGCGGCAAAGAGCCTAAAAAACTGGATATGCCGCTGCGTGACGGCGACACTGACAAAGACGATGACGAAGTATATGCCGGACATTTCTACGTGAACGCAAAGAGCAACACACGGCCCGGTATCGTAGACAAGAACAAAGCCCCTATCGTGGACGAGGACGATATATATAGCGGCGTTTGGGCTATCATGTCGGTAACATTCTACGCCTATGACGTAAACGGAAACCGTGGCGTGGCGTGCGGACTTAACAACATTATGAAGTACAAGGATGACGAGCGACTGGGCGGCAGAGCATCTGCCGAAAGCGACTTTGCCGACCTTGATATGGAAGATGACGAAGATTTGTAACTGACTACTGACATTTGCCCGGTGTGGGTGCATCCTGCACCGGGCTATTAAAAGGAAACGATATGCAAGAGATATTATTAACCATAGCAGAGCGATGCCACGCAGCGGCAACGAAGCGAGGCAAGGATACCACGGGTGTAGGCTGCATCCAATCTTTGCGCATGGAACTGCGCGAGTATTGGAAAGCCGCCGACAAAGCCACAGAAACGCCCGAATTTGACGAAATAATAGAGCAGGCGGGCAAACTATCGGACAACGATTTTGCGGCTTACTATGAGGCTAATTTGCACAATACGGCGACCGATGAACTGGCCGACATTCTGATAGTGGCGGCTACGTGGCTGTGGGAAGCCAGAGCGGAAGCGGGCGACAATTTCCAGCCCGGCAGGTCTATAGATGTTATGCTGCTGACCGGAGCCGTGCAGTTTGTCTGCGGGCAGATGGCAGACCAGCATGACATAGAGAGGCTGCGCACAGTGGTTAATCTGAAAATGCGGTATAACGAACTGAGAAAGGATTAGCCGATGCGTGAGATAGGGATAGACATAGAAACCTACAGCAGCCACGATTTGAAAAGCTGCGGCGTTTACCGCTATGTGGAGGCACCGGATTTCGCTATACTGCTGTTTGCGTATAGTGTGGACGGTAGCCCGGTAGTATGCGTGGATTTGGCACAGGGCGAGCGGATACCGGAAGATGTATTTACGGCACTGACCGACCCGGCAGTTACCAAGACGGCATTTAACGCAGCTTTCGAGCGTGTTTGTATCGGCAAATACTTTTTCGGCAAACCATTAGACCCGGCGCAGTGGCGGTGTACGATGGTGCGTGCAGCCCGTATGGGTCTGCCGCTATCGCTGGAGCAATGCGGCGAAGTGCTGAGGCTGGAAAACGGGAAAATGAAAGAGGGCAAAACGCTAATCCGCTATTTTTCCACACCAACCAAAGGCAAACGGCATTTGCCGGCAGACGCACCGGACAGATGGGAGGTTTTCAAGCAGTACAATATCCGGGACGTTGAGGTAGAGCAGCAGATATTAGCCAAAGTGCGCAGGCTGGAGCCAGCGGAATTTGACGAAAGACTGTACACGGTAGACCAACTGATTAACGACCGTGGCGTGCTGCTGGATAGGCAGCTGGCAGAAAATGCCACGCGCTTTGACGATGAATATAAAGCGCAGCTGCTGGAAGAAGCCAAAGCCCTAACCGGGATGCCGAACCCGAACAGCCCGGCGCAAATCAAAGAGTACCTGCACAGGGCTACCGGTCTATCCATTGACAGCCTAAACAAAAAAAATCTGGATGACATAGAAAACCAGCTGACCTACTGGCCGAAAGCGCAGAAAGTATTACGCATTAGGCGTGAGATGGGCAAAACGTCCACGAAAAAATACTGTGCTATGCTGGAGTGCGTTTGCGATGACGGACGGATACACGGGCTTTTGCAATTCTACGGCGCAGCCCGTACCGGACGCTGGGCAGGCAGGTTGGTACAGGTGCAAAACCTACCGCAGAACCATTTGCCCGATTTGGACTACGCACGAACGCTGGTTAAGGCAGGCGATTTGGACGATTTCGAGCTGAACTACGCTAACCCCACTTATGTACTATCCGAACTGATACGCACGGCTTTTATCGCAAAGCCCGGCTGCACTTTCCATGTCTGCGACTTTTCGGCGATAGAAGCACGGGTAATAGCGTGGCTGGCCGGGGAGCAGTGGGTATTGGATGTATTCCGTGCGGGCGGTGATATTTACTGCGCTACCGCCAGCCAGATGTTTAAGTGCAAGGTAGAGAAGCACGGCGAAAACGCAGAGCTTCGGCAAAAGGGAAAGATAGCCGTACTGGCACTGGGCTACGGCGGCGGCGTGGCTGCGCTGGAAAACATGGGCGGTAGCCGCATGGGACTGAGCCAGCAGGAAGAAAAAGACATTATGACCCGCTGGAGGTCTGCAAATCCGCGCATAGTTAAGTTTTGGACTATCATAGAAACCGCTGCTGTGCGTGCCATTAAGTACGGCGAAGAAGTGACCATTAACCGGGGCATAGTGGTATCGTACCGCTGGGGTATGCTGCTTATTACCCTACCGTCCGGACGCACTATCTGTTACCCGCGTGCCACTATCGGCGTGGAAACCGGGGACGGATGGAGAGGCGACCACGAGATTATAGAGTATGAGGGGCTGAACCAGACTACGAAGAAGTGGGAAAAGATACGCACCTATGGCGGAAAGCTGACCGAGAACGTGGTACAGGCTATCGCCCGTGACATTCTGGGCTATATCATTCTGAGAGCTGACAAAGCGGGGCTTAATATCGTATTCCACATACACGATGAGATAGTGGTAGAAGCGGAAACGGGGCAGACCCTACAGGACGTGGAAGCCATTTTTTGCAAACCTATTGACTGGTGCCGGGATTTGCCGCTGAAAGGCGCAGGTTATACGACACCATACTACCTAAAAGACTAAGAATATGACAGAAAGACGATTTTTAAGATTTTACTACGCCGCTATAAAGCGGTACGGTGATAAACGCTGGACTGCCCACCACGATGTAATAGAGTTTAACCCTAACTACACGGTGAGCGTTAGCGGTCTGGAGAAAGAAGATTTTGACTACAGGGACGATAAGCCCTATGTAGTGGAGTTATCCAACGGCACTAAGTTTCTGTGCTTTTTCCACGGCTTCGGTGACGGGCTGGAGGATGAGATACTGAGCGCACGGGGCGAAGCCGCTAACAGCTATGTGGGCGATGAGTGCGTAGCGAAAGTAAAGAAGAACATTAACAAATTAAACCAGTATTGATATGTGCAAATTAACAAATGAACAGATGCTGCGTTACTTCATATTTAAGGATTGCGGCTTTGATGAGGAAATAGCAAAGAAAAGTTATGATTTCGTGATGGGTAACGAACCGGAGCCACAGCCGGAGAGCAAACCGACTACCGAACTGGCAGACGGCATTTATCTGATGTACGGAAAAACGGCTGTGCCATATACCGGACAGGAAGTATCAGCACAGGGCTGTACTGGTGTAGGCGTTAAGTTTGGCGGCAAATCGCTGGTGCTGGCATTGACCGACATAAGCGATGACGATGTAGAACTGACAACACAGCAAGGCGGCACACGCTTTATTACCGACTACCACCGTGCCGCAGAGGACATGGACGGCAAAGCCGCCACAGACGATATACGGGACATTCTTAACATGGGTATCGCTGATGATGAGTATATACCCAGTCTGGGCGAACTGTATTTCATGCTGGCACACTTTACCCGGATTAACGCTGCACTGAAAGCCGCCACAGACGATATACGGGACATTCTTAACATGGGTATCGCTGATGATGAGTATATACCCAGTCTGGGCGAACTGTATTTCATGCTGGCACACTTTACCCGGATTAACGCTGCACTGAAAGCCGTAGGAGGCGAACCGCTGCGTAATGATTGGTACTGGAGCAGCACACAGTACAGCGCGACCAATGCGTGGAGTTTGTACCTCAGCAATGGCAGCGCGTACAACTACACTAAGGCAACGAACCAGAATCGAGTTAGGCCCGTTTCAGCATTTTTACCCCTAAACAGTTAATCTTTAGTAGTTAAACTTTAGCCCGGCGAAAGCCGGGCATTAAATACCCAGATATGAAATACTTTGCTTCATGCAGTTTTGGAAAAGATAGCGTGGCTACTGTGCTGCTGGCACTGGAGCATAACGAACCACTGGACGAAATTCTGTTTACGGAAGTGATGTTTGACCACGCCCGGAACATATCCGGCGAAATACCGGAGCATATAGACTGGATACATAGTGCAGCCATACCACGGTTTGAGGCTATGGGAGTGAAAACACGCATTTTGCGCAGCGACCGGGGCTATATGTATTTTTTTCAAAACACCGTAGGGGGGGGGGAAGCACGTAGGCAAAATTTATGGTTTTCCGCTGGCTGGCAAATGTACCATAAACCGGGACTGCAAAGTAAAGCCGATAAAACAGTATCTGCGGAATTTGGGCGAAGATGTTACAGAATATATCGGCATAGCGGCAGATGAACCGAAACGGCTGCTGCGGCTGAATGACCGAAAAATATCACTGCCTGCAAAGTACGGATACACTGAGGCGATGGCAAAGGAACTATGCGAAAAACATAACCTGCTATCCCCTATTTACCGGATGGATACACGGGGCGGCTGCTGGTTTTGCCCCAATGCCAAAATATCCAGCCTATCCCGTCTACGGAAACTGCACCCGGATTTGTGGCAGGAACTGGAAACACTAAACCACACACCCAATATGTGCAGTACCGGATTTAAGTACGGATTAACGCTACAGGATGTGGCACTGAAAATAGACAAATTCGACAAAAGACAAAAAGAAATTATGGAGATACGAGAAAAACAACTAACACTATTTCCGGAATTAGACCCACCAACGCCGGGGGGGTGCTATGTAGCATAGACCACGACCGACCCAGACGGGCAAAATGGCGGGTACACTTCAAAAACGGAAATTACCGTGACGTGTGCGGATGGTGCGTAAAGAGATTTAGAGAAAACGGCGACCGCGCCGGGATAGTAGACAAAATAGAAAAATTATAATCTAAATATGGAAACTAATAACAATGGCCGCGAGGATGAAAAACCGAGAAACTGCGGTAACTGTGCGCTTTGCATACATACCTATATGGACAGTGAGTGCAGCCTAACTGACAATGCAGTAGATGATGCGCAGGACGGCTGTATAGACTATATACCGGAGGACTGAACTATGGACGAAAAGGATTTGAAAAGCATATCTGCTGACATATCGGCGGAGCAGCTGCACAGGCTGTACGACCGTCTGGACGATGAGGCCAGGCCATACGCGCTGCGTGTAGGTACAAGCCAAGAAAAGCACCGGGCGGTAACAATCTACTGCGATGCTGAGAATGTGGCGTATTTCCAAAACATTATAGACCATGAAATTTAATAAGCTGAAATATGATTTTACGATAGATTTAGCCGCAGCGCACAGCCGGGTATCGAAGAAATGGCGTAACCGGCACTGGCAATGGTCTGAACTGCTGGAGCGGTGCAGCGAAACGAAGCGCACCGGAGAAACGGCAGCGGAATACGCACGCATGAGCAGGGAGGAACAAAGCAACGTAAAGGATGTGGGCGGTTTTGTCGGCGGCTATCTGAGCGGCGGCGTGCGGAAGAACACAAACGTACTGTACCGCAGCGTGGCTACGCTGGATATAGACTACGGCACGGTAAACGTCTGGGATGACTTTACTATGGCTTTCAACTTTGCGGCGATGCTGTACAGCACGCACAAGCACAGCGAGGCCACGCCCCGGTACCGTCTGGTATTCCCATTAAGCAGACAAGTAACCCCGGCGGAATACGAGCCGCTTTGCCGGAAGATAGCGGCGGAACTGGGTATAGACCTTTTCGATGATACCACCTATGAACTGCCACGACTTTTCTACTGGCCCAGCACGTCCAAAGATGCTGATTTCGTCTTTGAGTACCAAGACGGCCCGGCGTGCAACGTAGACCAGATACTGGCCCAGTACGTAGACCCCTACGATGTCAGCGCGTGGCCTATGTCCAGCAGGGAGAACACGGTAATAGCGCATGAGATAAAAAAGGCAGGTGACCCCACGGAGAAGCCCGGACTAATCGGCGCGTTTTGCCGGGCGTACACCATAGAGGAAGCGATAGAGCGGTTTTTGTCAGACTGCTACGAGCCGACCAGCACACCGGGGCGGTACACATACAAGCTGGGCAGCGTGGCGGGCGGTCTGGTGTGCTACGAAAACAAGTTTGCCTACAGCCACCACGAAACAGACCCGGCAAGCCGCCAGCTGTGCAACGCTTTCGACCTGTGTCGCATACACCTGTACGGGGCAAAGGATGAGGGCAGCAGGGCTACGGATGTGACCCGTAAACCGTCCTTTGCGGCGATGCAGGAAATGGCGGCGGCTGACAAAAACGTAAAACTGCTGATGGCACGGGAGCGCAGCGCGTCCGTGGCGGATGACTTCGGCGATGTGGAAATGCCGGAAGATTATAGCGATGAATGGAAAGCCGAACTGGAGTACACCAAATCCGGCAAGCTGCTGTGCAATATACAAAACATAATACTGGTGCTGGAGAATGACCCAGCACTGAAAGGGCGCATTACGCACGATGAGTTTACCGGGTACGATGTGATAACAGGCGGTCTGCCGTGGAACAAACAGGCGAAGCAATGGAGCGACCGGGACGATGCTAATTTGCGTGTATGGCTGGAACGTAACTACGACATAACCGGAAAGGACAAAATATATGACGCTTTGGCGGCGATACTGACCCGGCACAGCTACCACCCTATCCGGGATTATCTGAACGGCCTGCACTGGGACGGCACACCACGGCTGGAGCGTCTGATTATAGACTATATCGGCGCAGAGGACACGGAACTAAACCGCACCATGACGCGCAAGCATTTCACTGCGGCAGTCGCCCGGATATTCCAGCCGGGCTGCAAATACGATTACTGCCTAATCCTCACCGGGCCGGAGGGTGCCGGAAAATCTACGCTGCTGGGCAAGATGGGCGGCAAATGGTTTAACGACAGCATAACGACCACGGAGGGCAAAGAGGGCATGGAGCAACTGCGCGGCGCGTGGATTATCGAGATGGGCGAACTGGCAAGCATAAAGCGCAGCGATGTAGAGAGCGTGAAAGCCTACCTATCCAAACGGGATGACAGCTACCGGGCTGCATACGGCAGGCGGAAAGAGAACCACCCCAGACAGTGCGTTTTCTGCGGTACGACAAATGAGGCGTTATTCCTCAAAGGCGACAACGGGAACCGGCGTTTTTGGGTGATAGCCGTAGACCCTGCACTGCGCAAATACCAACACTGGCAGGAGGCGTTAGACCGTGACCGTGACCAACTTTGGGCGGAGGCTGTGGAATACTACCGCAGGGGTGAAAAACTGTATCTGGATGACCAGCTGGAGGCGCAGGCACGCCAGCGGCAGGAAGCATATAACGATGACAGCGACGACCCGATAGTGGCGATGCTTCATAAGTTTCTGGATATGAAACTACCGGCGGACTGGCCCACGCGGGACATACCGGACAGGCGCAGGTACATACGCACACCAGACCCGTTACAGGCGGACGGAGTGGAAATGCGCAGTCGGGTATGTGCCGCAGAGTTTATCTGCGAACAACTGGGCAGGGAGATTTCCGACAAAGAATTTAAGTACCTGGCCCGGCGAATAAACAAGCTGATAGACGCACTGCCTAATTGGGAGCGAGTAAGCACCAGCAGGCACGCGGAAAGGTGGTACGGAACACAGCGGGCATTTAAGCGCGTAAACAAGGCGGAAAATGAAGAAGATATTTAGTAAACAAAATGGCATTTGTAAACAAAAACATGGAGGCATGAAAGGAAATAATAAAAGCGGAAGTGTAAACACGATTTTTTTGTTTACAGACTTGTTTACATGTTTTGTTTACATATAAAATCCTAAATAACAACTACTTATGTTATTTGTAAACGATGTAAACGATAAATATATAGAAAGTAGATAAGTAATGTAATAAAGAGATATAACCCCGCTTTTACGCACAAAAACGCATATCTGCACACGCGTAAGGGGTATTTATAGAAAAACCAAAAATTTTGTAGACAATGAAACGGAGCATAGAAAAGATAGTGAAACACGCCGAAGTATCGGAGAAAGCGATAGAGCAGTATTTGACCGACAGTGTAAAAAAACTGGATGGTATCTGCTTAAAGTACAGTAACCCCGGCATGGTAGGTTTTCCAGACCGCGTTTGCCTGCTGCCAAAAGGCGTTACCCTATGGGTGGAACTGAAAAGCAAGGGGCAGCAGCTGCGTACCATGCAGCGCATACGCATATCGCAGATGGTACATCTGGGCCACTTAGTCAATGTGTGCAAGAGCAAAGAGGATATAGACGAAATGTTAGAACCATATAAAACCAGCAGACCATGATTTTTAGACCATACGAATATCAGCGTACAGCGATGCAGTGGATTATCGACAAACCCCGATGCGGTCTGTTTCTGGACATGGGTCTGGGCAAAACGGTATCTACGCTGACAGCTTTACAGTGGCTGATAGATGACTGCGAAATTAGCCGGACTTTGGTAGTGGCCCCTAAAAAGGTAGCCGAAACCACATGGAGTACGGAGGCGGAAAAGTGGGAGCATCTGCACGACCTGCGGGTGGTTAAGGTTATTGGCACGGAGAAACAGCGGTGCATGGCTTTAGCGCAAAAAGCCGATGTATATGTGACCGGGCGCGATAACTTTGTTTGGCTGGTTGGCAAATACGGTGGTAAGCTGCCATTTGATGTGCTGGTTATTGATGAGCTGACCAGCTTTAAGAGTGCCAAAAGCGAAAGGTTTAAGGCGATGCGCATAGCCGTACCGAGCGTTAAGCGTGTTATCGGTCTGACCGGGACACCGGCACCAAACGGACTGATAGACCTATGGGCGCAGATGTACTGCATAGACCAAGGCGAAAGGCTGGGCAAGTCCATTACCAGATACAGGGAAACTTATTTTGAAACCCACAAATGGAATAACATAATAGTACGCTGTGACGTGAAAAAAGGCTGCGAGGATATTATACGGAACAAGATAGCCGATATATGCCTATCCATGCAGGCAAAGGATTATTTGCAGCTTCCGGAAATGATTACAAACACTGTTAAGGTCTATTTGAGCGGCAAGACGATGGCGGCGTACACGAAATTTGAAAAGGAAAAGGTTTTGGAATTTCAAGAGGAACACGGAAACGAGCCTGCAAACATTTTGGCCAATTCTGCCGCCGGGCTGATGAACAAGTTAAGCCAGTACGCTAACGGTGCTATCTACGATGAGGATATGCAGGTACACAGCATCCATAACGAGAAATTAGACCGTCTGGCAGAAATAGTGGAAGCCGCCAACGGCAGCAGTGTATTAGTGTTTTACCAGTATAAACACGACATACCACGTATAACGTCCCGTTTGAAAGGCTATGAGGTACGGGTATATCAAGGCGAAAAAGACTTGAAAGACTGGAACGCCGGAAAAATAGACGTGCTTTTGGCGCACCCGGCAAGTACGGCGTACGGACTGAATATGCAGCAGGGAGGCCACTATATCGTATGGTTTGGCACCGGGTGGAATTTGGAACTATACCAGCAGGCAAATGCCAGACTGTACAGGCAGGGGCAGCAGTACCCGGTTACTGTGTACAGGCTGATTTGCGCCGGTACTGTGGATGAGAGAGCCAGCGCGGCTTTGGAGGGGAAGAAAGGCGTACAGCAAAGTTTATTAGATAGCCTTAACTACTTAATCCGTAAACACAGTGAGCAATAGAAAGCGTGTGAACATATCATTAGACCCGGACACCTACGAGAAACTACAGCAGGTACAGAGGGAACACAAGTTTAAGAACCTGTGCGAAATGCTGACCGCATTAGCGCATATTCTGATAGACCGTATGCAGGTGGCGGAGCAAAGGAAATACGACCTGCCGGAAGATGACGGGCAGTATATAGACAGTATGTTTGATGACTTGAGCAACACACAGAGAGTACCGGACGGAACGGTACCAGTTAGGCATAATAGTAAGAAACTTAGATAGCATATATGACTATGGCAAAGGATAAAGATTATAATAAGTTGATACACACGGTTAAGTGGCTGCGGCTTCGGCGCGATACACTGACAGCACACCCGCTTTGCCAAAGGTGCGAAGCTGAGGGAAGAATAACACCGGCTACGGAAGTACACCACATACGCCCGGTGGAGGAAGCTATTACTATGGCTGACAAGATGCAGCGTATGTATGATGTACACAATCTACAGGCACTATGCCACGACTGCCACGTTAAGACACATACGGAGTTAGGCAGATGCGGCAGGGAGGCGACACGCAAACGCAACACAGAACAGGTGCAGCAGGTGATAAAAAAATTTTTTGGCTGCGGCTGAGTTTGGGGCCGGGGGTGGTTTTTTAATCGGGGGTGTACCCCGTTAAACCTCGCCCCCACTCTTTTAAGTGTGTGAGAAAATTTTTGAAAATGCGGAACTTTGGACGAAAACGAATAAAAATATAGCAATAATGGCGAAAACTGTTAATGATTACAAAACGGAGATAATAAAGGTGCTGAAAGCCCACAAACTGTATAGCAAAGGTCTGGATATGCAGGTTATATCGCTTGCCAGTGCTTTGCGAAATTTGGAAATGGCAAACGACCAGATAGACACGCTGACCGAAACGACCGTGTGGGAAAAAACGCGGTACGGCGAAAAGCTGGCCCCACATCCTGTTTTCAAAATCGCCAAAGAAGCGCAGGAACTGGTAACACGCCAGATGAAAGCGTTAGGACTGACGGCAGAGGATTTGGCAGGAGAGGTGGAAGATGACCCACTGGTTAACCTTACCAAGAAATTAGCCAAGAAACGCAAGCAGCCTAAGATTATCAAACCGAACACCAACGAATGACAGAGGAAGAAAAGGACAAACTACGGCAAGCGAAAGCGGACGTTACCGACCTGCTGGCAAGCACCGACATAGACCGTTACCGACTAACCGAAGTGGATAGCCGGTTAGACGGCTATGTGCGCGAAGTGGCAGGCAACCCGGACGGGCATAACCTGTATGAGCAGCTGGCGGTGGCGCGGTTTTTCAGACTGTGCGACAAATACGGTATCAATGTTACGGAGGTGTGGCAGTTTTGCGACTTCTACGAAAGTCTGTATTTTCCCGGCAAGACCGGGCAGCAACGGTACAGGCTGACCCCGGTACAGTATTTCCAGTTTGCCAGCATCTTTGCTTTTTGGCAGGACGGCAGGCGGGTAGTCCGGGAAGTGGTGCTGTATGTGCCGCGCAAATTCAGCAAAACGACCAGTACAGCATCCCTGGCCATATACGATTTGCTGTACGGCGACAACAACGCGGAAAGTTACACCGCCGCTAACAGCAACGACCAAGCGAAAAAATGCTTTGACGTGATACGTGGCTGTATGCGGAAGTTAGACCCAAAAGAACGCCGGTACGTTATCAATGAGCAGACGGTAAAGAGCAGGCGGAAAGACCGCACGGCCTTTGCCCAATGTCTGACCGCTAACGCACGGACGAAAGACGGACTGAACGCCAGTACGGTTATCATGGATGAGTTTAGCCAAGCGCGGGACAGTGAACTGCTGACCGTGCTAACTACGTCTATGGGTGTGCGGGAAAATCCGCTGACCGTGATAATAACCACTGCGTCTGATGTATTCGATGGCCCGTTTTACGAAATGCTACAGGGCTACAAATCCGTGCTTCTGGGAGAGTATGAGGATGACAGTTTGTTTGCTCACATATTCGAGCCGGATTTAGACGACCCGGAAGATGAGGAAAGCACGTGGCGCAAGGTACACCCGCATTTGGGCGTAACGGTTAGTCTGGACTTCTACAGGCACGAATACACAAACGCACTGCGTAACGGCAGTGAGGCTATGTTAGCTTTCCGTACTAAGCTGTTAAACACCTATGCGGAGAATGAGCAACGCAGCTGGATTAGTAGCACGCTGGCACGGCACATAAGCAGACCGATAAGCATAGACGGTATCAAGGGCAGACCGGACGCGATGGTAGCCATAGACCTAAGCGAAAGCGATGACTTTAGCGCAGTGACTATGGGAATGTACGACAGCAGGCAAAAAAACTTCTATTTCCATACCGCCTACTTTTTCCCGTCCGGCGCACTGCCGGGACACCCAAACGAAAAGCTGTACAGGACATGGGCGGAAAAAGGATTTTTGGTGCTGACCGATGGCGATGTGATAGACTACCGGCGCATAGTGGATTATGTGCTGTATCTAAACCAGCACGTCCGGGTACTGGGTATCGGCTATGACCCGTGGAAGTCGCAGGAAGTTATTAATATGCTGGCTGCGTCCGGTGCCGGGAACGTGATAAAAGGCGTGCGGCAGACCTACGGAGTGTTTACCGCACCGGTGGAAAGTTTCGAGCATGGGGCAAAGACCGGGCATATATTCATTAACGACAACCCGATTAACGCTTACTGCTTTGGTAACGCTGTGCTGGATAGTGACAGGCTGGAGAACTGCAAGCCTATCAAGCGGAAAGCGAGCCAGAAGATAGACGGCGTGATTACGAAACTGATGTGCCTACGGCTATTTATCGACTATGAACGGTGATTTTTAACATTTATTTTTCCAAAGGCTGGTACCAGATACGGCGTTTTCCGGGTAAGGTAGAAGAACATTATATTTTGCGATGGGTATTTTGATTAACATACGGAATTTGTTTAGGCGCAGCGAGCCTGCACAGGCGAAGCAGGAACCGGCGGGACGGACACCCCGAACCGGCGGCGGCTTTCCTATGCTTGCATCTGCTAATGCGCTTAACATAGCGACCGTTTACCGCTGTGTTAATCTTTTGGCAGACAGTGTGGCGATGCTGCCAGTCCAGTATATGCGCAAAAAGGGTGATATTTTCGTGGAAGACCGCAGCGACCGTATGCACTATCTGCTGAATGTGCAGCCGTGCGAATGGCTTTCGGCTGTGGACTTCTGGCAGCAGGTGGTACGCTATCTGCTGCTGAGGGGAAACGCCTACATAGTGCCGGTCTATGACCTGCTTACTATGTCCGTGGCACGTCTGGCACTGGTAGACCCTACGACCGTGGCGCATGATACGGTTAATGACACCTACACGATTAACGATGTCTACGCAGGCATTAGCGGCGTGTATGACGAAAGCGAGATACTGCACATAAAGAACTACAGTATAGACGGAAAAACCGGGCTATCTACCATAGCCTACGCACGCATAGCACTGGATATAACCAGCACAGGCGACCAAGAAACGCTAAACCGGTTTGCCAACGGCGGTAATGTCCGTGGAATTGTCAGCAACGATAGCGGCGTGCGTGGCTTTGGTGAGTACCAAGACAAGGAACTGGAAAAGACGGCTACCGATTTGGATAGCCGATTTAGAGGCGGTGAGCGCATAGTATCATTACCGGGGCAGGTGCAGTTTAGCCCGATTTCGTTAAGCAGTACGGATATGCAGTTTTTGGAAACACGCAAATTTAACGTGCGCGAGATATGCCGTTTTTTCGGTGTGCATCCGTCCTTTGTGTTTGATGACACCAGCAATAACTACAAGTCTGCGGAAATGGCTAACGTGGCTTTCCTTACCAACACGCTAAATCCGCTGCTGCGCAAAATCGAAGTGGAGCTGCACAGGAAATTAGTTGCACCGTCTTTGTGCTGTAAACGGAAATTCCAGTTTGACCGGCGCGGGCTGTATGCGTGCGATTTGGATAGCCGGATTAAGTACCAAGCCCAGACGATAGCCGCCGGGCTGTACACGGTGAACGAATGGCGGCAGGAAGAAAACAAGCCAGCCGTAGAGGGCGGCGATACTGTGCTGGTATCCGCCAACCTAAAGAGCATAGAGGAACACACCAAGCAGCCGGAACCGGAGCCAGCACCGACAGAACCAGCCCCGGCAACGGATGAACCAGATACTAACCAGTCCGGCACCACTGAGGAACCGGACGAAAACGGAGATAACAACAATGGCGAAGAATAAGAACACGGTAGTAAACCGAATACTGCACACCGTAACCGATTTGCGTGTGCGTGAAGCCCCAGAGGGGCAAGCAGCCAGCAGAACGATTACCGGCTACGCTATACTGTTTGGCGTGCCGTCCGCACCGCTGTACGACTATGACGATGAGGAAGTGCGGGAAGTTATTGCGCCGGGCGCAGTGACTAAAGAACTGCTGGACGGCTGCGATATAAAGATGACCATGTTTCACGATAGGCAGCTGATTTTGGCACGGAGCAAGAACGGAGCCGGTACACTGACCTACGGCGTGGATGACAAAGGCGTATATTTCGAGTTTGAAGCACCTAAGACGGTGGACGGTGACAAAGCACTGGAACTGGTTAGGCGCGGCGACATATCTGGCTGTAGCTTCATGTTTAGCACGCACTATTACGACAGCGCGTATGTATCCCGTGACGTGCAGAGGGTGGACGGAAAGACGGTGATAACCTACACGGTTAATGTGATTACCGGGATATACGATTTTACGCTGGCAGCTGACCCGGCATATCCCGATACTAACTGCGAAGCGGAAGCGCGGGAACTGTTTAAGGAACTGCGCACCCCGGAGCCGGAGCCAGAGCAACCGAAGAACGAAGATAAGCTGCGCGAGCAAGTGCGCGAAATGCGCCGCGCTGCTGCGCAATTATTATAACATAAGTTTAACCATAAAAGTTTTTTAGAGTATGCCAAAGACAACAGCAACGAAGAAAACAGTAAACGCACGACAGTTAGTAGACAAATACCAGTCTAACTGCGACCGCATTAACGAGATTGCGGATTTGTGCGAAAAAGAGCAGCGCGAGCGTACAGAAGCGGAAACCGCAGATTATAACACGCTGGTAAGGGAAAACCAGCTGCTGCAAATGAAGATGCAGGCACTGGCAGTAGAGCATCTGCGCGAAAACGCTACTACGGTGGAAGATGCTAACCGCATTATCCGCGAGAACGTAGCCGCAGGCCGACAGACACAAATTATGCTGATGCGTGATTTGGTGATGGTGGCGGACGTGACCACAGGCGGTATCGTGCCGGTGAAGATGCAGGACATTTTAGACCCGCTGGTAGAGGGGCTGATTTTGGATAAAGTCGGTCTGCCTATGCCTACCGGTCTGGCCGGTGACTACATTTGGCCAACCTACGAAACTGTGGAGGCAACGATACAGGGTGAGGGCGTGGCACTGACTGACACCGAAATTTCGATGTCTAAACTGACCGCTTCGCCGCAGCGTATCGGTATCGCTATCCCGGTTACACGGCAGACGATTAACCAGACTGAGGGAGTGGTAGAAATGATTGTTAAAAAGCTGATGCCGCTTTCGGTTACTATGCTGCTTAACAAAATCATGTTTAGCACTACAAAGGTTACGAGTGCTACGACACTGGTAGGCCCGTTTGTGGCACTGGCAAGCAGCCCCGTACAGGTGAGCGCAGAACCTACATTTAAGGAGCTTAACAGCCTCAAAGCAAAAGTGCTGGCTACCGGTGTGGATGGTGAGCATCTTTGCTGGGTGATGACTAAAGCCCAGAAAGCTATCGCCGAAGCGACACCGAAAGACGCAGGCAGCGGCATTATGGTTTGCGAAAATGACCATATCGCAGGTCTGCCGGTATTCACTACTAACTATATCGGCGAGGGCTTTATAGGTCTGGGCGACTGGAGATACCAGCCTATGGGACTGTTTGGCGACATTTCGTTTATCATTGACCCGTACAGCCAAGCACGCAAAGACGCTGTGGATTTCGTGCTGAATGTGAACTACGGCACTACCACGCTGCGCACAGAGGCTTTTGCGCTGGCAAAGTGCAAGGCAGCAGGCGTGGGCGCGTAAACGGGGTAAGGATTGTAACAGGATAACATAGTTTGATTATGGCTACAGTGGATATAGCACTACTAAAGCAGCACGTTAGGGCTGACGATTTTAGCGATGATGACCAGTATTTGGCGCACTTGCTGGAAGCAGCGGAGCAGTATGTAACTGAGGCGACCAACCGCAGCAGCGATGAACTGCTGGCTATGGGCGGCGGAGAGCATCTGCCAGCCACGCTACAGCAGGCGGTTTTGCTGATAGCCGGACACTGGTACAACCAGCGCGAAGCCGTTAGCGGCGTGCAGATGGCGGAAGTGCCATATACACTGCAAGCCTTAATCAAACCGTATCGCAAACTGGTAGATGACGTTACGGAATGAGAGCGGGCGCACTGAAATACAGGTTAAATCTGCTGGAGCCTAAACGGGTGACAGACCGCATGGGCGCGGAAACGGTGACATACACCAAGACGCGCACCGTATGGGCTGAACGTGTGAGGGTTACCGGAAATATGAGCGAGGAAGTAGGCGAGCATTTTCCGAACTACACAGTAGAGTTTAACATACGGGATGCGCACCCGGTGCAGGAAAACTGGAGGGTGCAGCAGCTGGGCGGCTACCTTTATACCGTGATGAATATCGTACCTAATCTGGATAAAGGGTATAAAACCCTGCTGTGTGAAAGAGTTAATGAATAGATACCATTATGGCCCAAAGCATAGACTACGACGATAAGAATTTGCAGCAGTTATTTGCTGAACTGGAACCGAAGCGCAGACTACAGGCGATAAAAGGCGGTTTTCGCAAGGAAGCCAACAAGGTACGCAAGGTGGCAGTAAACAATCTGCGTAACAGCGTCCATTCTAACAAGGATTTGGAAAAGGGCGTGCGGTCTATCGTATTCAAGCGTAAAGCCGGTTTTCGGGTGACAGTCGGAACTAAGCGGGCGGGCAAGAATGGCAAAGGCGAAGCGGGATTTCACACCAACCGGCAGGGGCTTAAAAAGCCCGTGTTAATCTGGGTGGAAGAAGGTACTAAGGAGCGAAAGACGAAAAGCAGCGGCGGCAAAAGAGCCGCACGGCGCAGGTCTGCGCACCGTACCGGACGGATGAGGCGTTACGGCTTCATGTCTCAGACGCTGAACGGAGTACGGGATACCGTTACTGCCGATATTCATAACATGGTAACTGACAATGTTTTTAGAGTAGCAAAAAAGTATGGCTGTAGGTAAGACAAGTTTAAGTGCCGGTGAAATAATCCGGTCTATCCTTATATCGGACAGTGAGGTATCCGCACGGGTAAAAAAGGTATTCCCGGTGGTTGAGGACAGCGCGGAACTGCCGTATATCGTGTACAGGCGTGCGCAGTTGGAGCAAACCCCGGTTAAATCCGGGCGGGGTGCTGACACTGTGAGCATGGAGATACTTTGCTATACCGAACACTATACCGAGGGCGTGGAACTGGCAGAAGCCGTGCGCGGCGCACTGGACGGAGTGCAGGGCGAAGTAAACGGGCTGGTTATGCGCAGCTGCTATTTGTCAGACAGCGAGGAAGCATGGCAGGATGATGCCTATGTACAGCAACTTATGTTTAATGTTAAAATATAGAAAAGATTATGGCTAAGACTGGATATTGTAACGGTAGCGATATGCTGCTGTATGTGGGCGGCAAAGCGATAGGCAGCTGCACCAGCCACACTACTACGTTTAACAGCGAAACCAAGGAAAGAGCCGTAAAGCCCGTGGCCACTGCGGCTATGGCAAGCGGCCTTTGGAAGAAGAAAGGCGTGGTGGGTTTGTCCTATAGCATTTCCGGCGAAGGACTTGTATTTTACAACGAAACCGAAAACGGCTACAAATCGCTGTTTGCACTGTGGAAAGCCGGTGCGTCGGTTGAGGTTAAGTGTATGGAGCGCGAAAGCGAAACCCCTTATTTGGTAGGTAAATGCGTTATCGCGTCGCTAGAGCGCACAGACCCTGCGCAGGATGACAGTACATATAGCATTTCGCTGGAAAATGACGGCGAGCCTACCACACTGGACGAAAGCGCAATTACTGAAAACACAGCGGAAAAGTAAACTAATAGGATATGGCAAAGATAGAAGTAACGATTAATGGCGTGGCATATCCGTGCCGTCCTACGATGGGGGCTATGCTGCGCTTTAAGAAAGAAACTGGTAAGGAGGTTACGGAAATTACCAGTAACAGCCTTACCGATTTGTGTACATATCTGTACTGCTGCGTGGCTTCTGCGTCCGCAGCTGATGGTGTGGATTTCAAAATGTCGCTGATGGATTTTGCCGATGCGCTTAACCCGGAGGAAATGACCGCATGGGCTGCGCAGATGCAGCAAAACAACGTAGAAGATGCAGGGGGTGTAGAAAAAAAAAGTTAAAGCCCTACGGCATTTTAGAATTATTGGGTATCGCGCTGGGCTGCATACGGCTAAGTTATGATGATTTCTGCAAACTGGATTTTGAAGAATTTGCAGCAGTCTATAAAGCCTATGCGGAACAGCGCGATACTGATTTTAAGGACAACTGGCAACGGATGCGGTTATTAGCCGCTATAGTTATCCAGCCGCACATAGACAGGCGGCATAAGGTAACACCGGAAAAGCTACTGCCGTTTCCGTGGGATAAAGCGAAAGCGGAAGCCAAGAAGAAACGGAAAGAGATTACGCCGGAGCAGCAGCGCAGGCGTATGGAGAATTTGGTTAGAAAATTAGGTGACGAATTAATATAAATACTATGGCGGGCAAAAGCACTATTAGTATAACATTCAAACTGGACGGTGACAGCAAAGAATTTAAGGAACTGACCACCGATGCGGCGGGGCTTAAAAAAGTCCTACAGTCCGCAATCGCCCCGGCAGAGAACCTTAAAAAGTCACTGATAAACTGGAGCCAAGGCGTACAGGCGATAGATGCCATTACGAATACGATTAGTACCGTTTCGTCTGCTTTGTCGCAGTTTTCCGACCGTATGAAAGGTTTGCAGTCAGCAAACATAGCGATAACGCAGCTGACCGGGAAAACCGGCGAGGAAATGGTAAAACTGCGCAGCAAGGTACAGGCGGTATCTGAGCATTTCGGTACGGATTTTAACGAAACGCTGCGGGCGGCAAATGCACTATCCAAAGGTTTTGGTATCAGCATGGAGGATGCTATGAAACTGGTACAGGATGGTTTGGTTAGTGGTGCAAACGCAGGCGGCGACTTTATCGACACTGTGCGGGAATATCCGCGCTATTTCAAGGAGGCCGGACTATCGGCAGAGGATTTTATAGCCATAACCGCCAATGCGGCACAGCAGGGGGTATTTTCTGACAAAGGAGTAGATACTATCAAGGAGGGTAATTTGCGTATCCGGGAAATGACTACTGCCACGGCGGATGCGCTTAACGGTATCGGTATATCCGCTGAAAAGGTACAGGCGGATTTGCAGGCTGGCAGCATAACCACTTTTGACGTTATGCAGATGGTGGCCGCGAAGCTGAACGAATTACCCGCAAGCAGTGCCGCTGTAGGTACTGCCATAGCCGACATTTTCGGAGGCCCCGGAGAAGATGCCGGACTGGAGTATATAAAGACGCTGGCAAACATACAGCTAAACATGGATGCAGTCAAGGCGGCAACGCAGGGAACGGCAGAGCAGCAGGAACGGCAAATACAGATGCAGGAGAATTTGAAAAACGGATTATCCGGTTTAATTGATTTGTCCGCTATCTATACTGATGTAAAACCCTATGTGGATTTGACAGCGCAAATCGGTATGGCTGCTATGGGTATCGGCAGTTTGATTAAGACCGTCAAGGCTATGAATGTCCAGCAAGCGATATTAAAAACCCGCATAGTGGCTGTGGCTGCTGCACAGAAGATGGTAACTATCGCTACTACTGCATGGACAGCTGTACAAAAGGTACTTAATCTGGTACTGACCGCTAACCCGATAGGCTTAATCATTACGGCTATAGGCGCACTGGTGGCCGGGCTGATAGCAGCCTATAAAAACTGTGAGGGCTTCCGGAAAATAGTAGATAAAGTTTGGGAAGCCATAAAGCCACTGGCAAATGCCATTATGAACGGTTTGGCTAAGGCTTTCGAGTGGCTGGTAGAAAAGTGTAAGGAAGCATGGGAATGGCTTAAAAACATACTGGGACTGGGCAAACAGAAAGTAGAGGTAGCGGTAGATGTATCCAGACCGAAAACACCGGCACCAAAACTGGATATGGGCAAGCCGGATGCCTCAAAGTACAGCTACACCCCTACTGCTGGAGCCGGGAAAGTGACCGGAGCGGCTAAACCGCAGTGGACGGAGGATGCCAGCACGCTAAAAGAAATTACAGATAATGTCCAAATCCTTAATAACAAACTGCAAACAGCATCTGCCGAGGAAGCGGTACTGATTAACCAGCAAATAGAGTTATGGGAACAGAAAGCCGATGCCATACGAAATGCCGGTAAGGCTACAGACGATAATACGCCACTGTGGAAAGAGGATGCCGATACGCTGCGTGAAATTAACGATAACATAACGATACTTACCGAAAAGCTGCAAGACGCTACAGCCGACGAAGCGGCGATGCTTAACCAGCAGATAGCCGCATGGAACAAAAAGGCAGACGCTATCAAGAACGCGGGCACAGCCGTAGATAATACGCCGCTGTGGAAAGAGGATGCCAACACGCTACAGGAGATAGGCGATAATATAGAGATACTTAACGACCAGCTACAGACTGCTACGATAGACGAGGCAGGAATGATTAACCAGCAGATAGCGATGTGGAACAAAAAGGCAGAAGCTATCAAGAACGCAGGTAAGGAAACGGAAAGGGTATCTGTTAGCACCGGCAAAGCCCTACTGGACGGCTGGGGAGGTATCAAAAACATAGGTAACAGCATAGAGGGTATAACCAGCGCACTACAGGGTAACGGCAATGCGTGGCAAACAGTAGTGGGTATAGTAGACGGTTTTCTGGGTCTGTATCAAGGCTTTCAAACTGTAATACAGATTATCGGAACGCTGACCGGTGTAACTAATATGCTGACCGCTGCTAAGCAAAGCGAGGCTGTAGCCACTGCCACGGCTTCGACCACGGCAGTAACGGGTGCAGCGCAGGAAATGGCAGCATCTGCGGCACTGGCAGCGACAAAGAACGTAGAAACGACTTCTAACGTGGCTGCTGCTGCGTCCGGTGCTTTGGCGGCACATTCCGGGATACCGTTTGTCGGTATCGCTTTGGGATTGGCCGCTGTGGCTGCTATTATCGCCGCTATGGCCTCACTGCCGAAATTCGCAAAGGGCGGTATAGTTTCCGGGCCTACTTTGGCGATGGTTGGTGAGTACGCCGGAGCCAGCGGAAACCCGGAAGTTATTGCACCGCTGGATAAATTACGCGGTATGCTGGCACAACCCGCCAGCATGGATTTTAGCAAAGTGCGGTTTGAGATAAAAGGGCGCACACTGGTAGGGATATTAGAAAAAGAAAGTGATTTAATTAAGCGTAACTGATATGAAGTATCTACGATATATGGGTGAATTTGTCAGCGTGGCAGGTGTAATTTGGCGCGTTGAAATTTTGCAGGAAGCAGATGCAGCATTTGATACTATAGGCAGTTTGGAATTTCCGGCAGATGAGCCGCTGGCTATCGAATGGGGCAATAAGAGCAAAGAGGAGGTTATTTGTAGCAGCGTGGCAACGCTTAAAATAATCAGCCCCGGCGACAGAACCTATGAAGATTTATACAGCATAGAAGTAGGGCGCGTAAGGCTGGATATTTACCGTAACAATTCGCTGTACTGGAGTGGCTGCATAGATACGGAGTTTTACGAAGAACCGTATGAAATGCTGAACGGTTACGAAGTAAGTTTGACGTTTAGCGATTTCGGCGTATTGGATAGATTGAAATATGATTTAGCCGATATGCAGACTTTGTATGCCATAGTAAATTACTGCGCGGGGCGATGCGGTATAAACTGCGGAGGCATAGACGATAGTCTGATTAGTACGCAGCTAACAGCGTCCGGCAGTGCATTAAATCTAAAATCATTAAAAGTGCGCAGCGATAATTTCTACGATGAGGACGGCGAAGCCTCAACACTGGCAGAAGTTATCGAGGGTATTTTGCAACCTTTGGCACTTCGCATGATACAGCGAAGCGGAAAAATATATGTGTATGACCTTAATGGGCTATATAACAAAGCATCCGTAAAGCAGATAGTTTGGGATGGCGACAGTCAGACGTTAGGAACGGACAAGGTTTATAATAACGCAAAAATAACATGGAGTACCTACGCACAAAGCGGTAATCTGTTACCCGATGAGTGCTGGGGCGATATTGAAACCGATGCGTCCTTAATGGCACTTAATAATACGGGCGGTGGATACAAAGACGGTGCAAACTATTTTTCGTACCACTACAGTACCGTTTTGGACGATTGGATAGATGCCACAGACTGCGGATTTACCATTTGGACGGCTACAGAGGGAAAGAACGCAGAATTAGGCGAGGGCGTTAAATTCTTTAAGATAGTGCCGCAGTATGACGGAACAGATAGCGAGGGAATAGCAATATTATGGCGAGCGATAGCCGGTTATAAAATTGGAAGTAGTAGCAACAGGCACGCCGAATTATCGTGGGTGACAAAAGGGTATTTGCAATTACGAGCAACTTCTATTGATAGTATCGGCCCGGCTTTGTTCAAAACCAGTAAAGTTTGGATACCGCCAGTAGACAACGCCAACAGATTAGCGGTGCGTATCAGCATCGATATGCTGTTAGACCCACGGTTTAACCCCTTTGAAAGTGCCGCTAATCTGATAAAGGGTGCAGAGCAAAAAGACTGGTACGACCAGTTTAACATCTATGGTAACTTTATCTATGTCCCGGTTACTGTTAAATTCCAGCCGGACGGAAGTAACACCGTGTATGTCTGGACTAACAAAAGCATAGTAACGAAAGGCGTAGGAAGTCCGGTTACTACGTTAAATGGGACGTATGGAAGCTGGGTAACTTATTCCGGGGACAGCAACCCGAATAACTGGGGCTATCTATGTTACTACGATGCGAAAGACCACGTAGATACCAGCGGTGTATTAGGATGGAAGAAGAACAGACCAGCCATTAATCCACACAGAAACCAGTTAATATCTATACTGGCTAATGCCGAAGCCGGGCAGTACATACCATATCCCAATTATGGCGGCAAGGGCGGTAAATTATGGGTGGAAGTGCGCGGCGCAGGCTGGTATATCGCAAATGAGGGTACGGATTTGGCGAAAAGTGAAAATGGCCTAAAGGGGCTATGGGGTAAAATAAGCTGGGTACTGATGAAGATACCCGAAATAGAGATAATGAACAATACCCAATTTGACCAAACGATAGACACCAGCGATGTAGAATACAATGCCGAAATAAATGCGGCTGCAAAAGAAGCTATAGAGTTAGACACCATTTGCGGCACAAGCGTAGACGGCGTGCCGATGGCGCGGGGAGCATATTTTAATGCCACGGATGGAAAACAGATTAAGCAGCTGACCCGTGCCGGGCGCACTTCGCAGGTGGAAGATTTGCTGATAGGCACACTGTATAGCCAGTTTGGGCAACGCCGCACGACCCTATACGGAGAGGCACAGATAGCGCACGACCCTATAGCTGTTTATAAGGAAGATAACCAAGGCGATAAGCGGTTTATACTGGTAGAGGATGTGCAAGATGTGCGGATGGATACCAGCGAAGCCACATTTATAGAATTAAGACCCGATGAATATACCCGTAAAGATTAGATATCATGACAATATACGAATATAAGCTAAAGACGTATAAACGCGGCGCACGTCCGCGAAGTGAACGCCTACGGGAACTGGGAGGCGAAAGCGGCGGAACGGGCGGCAGTACGGTAGTAAATATCAGTGGCAGCGGAAATATAGAAAGTGCCACTGACCACACCCACGCAAACAAAAATGCGTTAGACCAAATTACTACGGACGCTAACGGCTATCTGTATCTGACCCAAAACAAGGAGGTACAAGACGAAGAGGGCAACGATATAATAGAGCAAGTAACCGAAAAAGTAAAAGCCGGTTACGCTGATGTCGCCCACGACCTAAGCGAAGATAGCCCGATACGCGAGCAGTTTTTATCGCGTCTGGTGGATGATGTAGCAAAAGGTAATCTGACCTTTGAAAAGATGCTAACTGTGCTGGGGCTTTCCGTATTCAAGTCCGGGGCGCAGTTTGGCGAGTTTGTAAAATCGCTGTATGCCGGTAAGGGCGCAGGGATAGACGAACTGGGAAACGCGGAATTTGAAAGCGTCCGGGTGCGCAGCTACTTTGAGTGCATGGAGTTAATAATTAACCGCCTATCTGCCATAGAGGGCGACCAGTTATTAACGGAGGCGGACACCATAGAAAGCGTGGACGATTTGGGCGATAACTGCTACGGCCTGCATCTTAAAAGCAAGTGGGACGGCTATTTTACAGCCCAGTACCCTAACAACGTGCTGAAAGGTATCATTAACACGCTGGCTACCGGCAGCGGCGTATATTACACCAGTTGGATGCGCGTAAACAGCGTGAACACGGCTAACAACTATATCGAAGTAACGCTGTATCTGGGTGAGGAAACCCCGGCAGGGACTAATTACCCACCGTGTGAAATGATGAAGATAGCCAGGTGGGGAAACCAGACCGACGCCAAGCGGCAAAGCTGCATCTACCTATCCAGCACTGAGGGGCGGATAGTCCGGCTGACCGGGGTAACAAAGCCTATCATAGATAGCACTAATTACGGGGCGACATTTGGAGAACTGCCGGAATTTCTGCGCGAATTGGATTTGCCGATAGCAGAGGGGCAAGACTATCTGTATGCGCGGGGCATAGTCGTACAGGACATAATCCGCATAGACTATCAAGGCAAGCCGGTTAGCGAGATAGTAGACCGTGGCCAATGGAGTGCCACGGGTGACTACTACTGCGAGGCGTTGAACCCTAACACGGGAATATATGAGATTTCGGACGTGTGGTATAACGGCTGCAAATACCGATGCGCCAAGACCGGCACGACTACAGCCCCGGCGTGGAATAACACCGACTGGGCGATGGTGGAGGGAAACCCGGAGTTTACCGTAGATTTTGCCGAAACGGATTATCTGTTTGACCCGGATAGGTTTGCTTTGACCCTAACTATTATAGCGAAGCTGTACAACATGGATATAACGGCTGATATTCTGGATGCGGATGTACAGTGGACGCGCTACAGCGAGGATGCAGACGGTAACGAGCGTGTAGCATCCGATAATGCGTGGGCGTTAAAACACGCCGGGGCTGGCAAGTCTATAGACCTAACCGTAGAGGATTGCGACTTTAACGGCTATGTGCCAAAGGTGCTGAAATTCATAGCCACGGTGACGCTGCGGGACGGAATGGGTAACGAAGCTGGTACCGCAAACGCAGTTTTCCAGTATTAGTAGAAAGGAGTATTAGATATGAAAAAGATTTTAGACTATTTCGGAGTAGACGGTTTGCTGCATATTATCTGCTGTATGGTGATTATGCAGCTGTTAGGTAACTTTTTGCCACTGTGGGCAGCGGTTTTGATTACCGCCGCTATCGGTCTGGGCAAAGAATTTATTTGGGATAGGCGGCTGAAAAAAGGCACGTTTGAGAAACGCGACCTGCTGGCAGACGCTGTAGGCATTGTTTTAGGTCTGATTTAATCCGGGTGGCGCATGAAAACAAGACGGTTTGATTTTAACTGGAAGCCGCTACAGCTGCAAATATCATTTTCTGTAGATGGCAGCGTGCCAAATAAGCAGAACTACAGCACCGACACGCAGGAATATACGCCGGATTATACGCTGACCCCGTTAATTATCCAGCCTGTAGTATCAATCATAGACAAAGACGAAGTATTAGGCGCAGGGCGCATTAACCATGCGCTTACTAACATACGCTGGTATCAGAACATTAACGGCACACAGACACTGATAGACAGCAATAACAGCAGCTACGAGATAACCACCAGCGGCGGCGATGCCGGGCGTATCAAGGTTAAGAAGAACGCAGAACCGAAAGTACCTATTACGCTGGTATTCTATGCCGAGTATGTGGATAGCAGGAACGGGCAGGTACTGGTTATTCAAGGCAGCTACCAAATTACCTGTAGCAGCGCGTCCGACCAGATAAGGGTAGAACTGGACGCAGCCGACCAGACCGTATTTAACCCGCTATCCGACCCGCAGACACAGACCGTTAAGGCTACGGTATGGCTGGGCGATAAGCCGTGCGATGCCAGCAAATATGCGCTGGTATGGGAAGTGCTGGACGGCAGTACATGGCGCACCGCAGAAAGTGACGCTGTAATGGACTACGATATAACCGTGAACAGCAACGGCACGGTAACTATTAACCGCTGGCTGATGGGTGATGAAATGTATCTGCGGTGCCGGGTGAAGTACAGCGCAGACGGCAACCCCGGCAGCGTGGCTTTGACCGATGCCAGCCCACAGGCTATAGCCAGTTTCATACGCCGGATACCAAAGTACGAGTTTGATTTTACAGGCGTGCCGTATAACGTCCCTGCTGGTATTCTGAACGTAGCACCTACGGCAATAATCCGCACTACTAACGGCGAAATAGAGAACGCGGAAAAGGAGCTTTTGCCGCTGTGGTACATAGCCACAAACAAAGCCAGTGGCAGTTTAAGTTACTCACTGGTAGCACACGGAATAAGCCCTGTAATACCCACCGCTAAAATGGATGAGAACTACGGCGGGGTTATCGGTCTGGACGTTATAGACCGAGGGTATGCAGGCGCATTTGTAGACGCAGCCGACAGCGCGGTAATGTGCGATGCAGACGGCTCAGTATTGATTATTCACTAACCAAAAGTTTTAGTTATGGCACGATACATTAAGGCAAACGGAAAGGTAGCGGAATACCTTAAATTAGAGAACGACCGAAACAGGGTAACGGACGGAAACTATTTGCTGTGGCAGGCAGATATGTTAGCGTTTGGCAAACTTACCGAGTTACCACAGATACTGGAGCAGATAGGCGGTTTAGCCCTGCAAGCGCATGAAGCCAGAGAGGAACAGGACGGCACGGTAGTTAGGAAACTGCCAGTAGCCACAGACCCGCGTTTTGTGGTAGACGAAGACCAGCAGCCCGAAGCGGATGCACCGACAACCACACCGGAGCCGGGCGAAGAACCGGAAGAAAACCAGCCGGACATTATGCCGGATGAACCGGAACCCGACGCAGATACCGAACCGAGCGGCGCAGAGGAAACGGAAACTGGAGCGACCGAAATAGAAACACCGGAACCCGATGCGGAAACCGAGCAGCCGGGAACGGAAACACCGGAACCCGATGCGGAAATTTCCGACGCTGGTACGGAAATGCCAGAAGCTGGCACAGAAACCGGCGATACTGGTACAGAGAGTGAGGAAAGCAGCCCGGCTACCGATGTAGAGAGCGGCGAGGAAACCGAAACTAATAACGAAGAAACGGAGGCTTAACCATGAGTACAGCAAGCACCAGCAGAACGATTAAGTTTATCAGCAAGGCAGGCACGTACACTGCCGTAATCATGTCGCCAAACGGCGATTTGTACCAAGAGTACGAGGGAACGCCAAACGATGCCACAGCCGTTTATCCGGACTTTACCACGATGAAACCTATACTGTATTTCGTCTGCACCAGCAGCCGTGTAGCAGAGGGCGTGGCAGACCCGGACGCGATGGAATACTATTTTAACGACCAAAAGATTTCATTTAGCGGCGGCGTATCGACTGGCACGTTTGCCGGATATTTCAAGACGGTAGCACCGAGCGGCGACCAGTTATATTACGGTTTGCAAATCCTCAAAAACATAGCCGCGCTGGCAGGCTACGCACCCGCTGTTATCAAGATGGTAGCCACTATCAGTTACGGCGCGCAGAGCGACCAGATACAAGCCACGTACACTATCCCGATACAGCAGGCTACCGGAAGCAGCTACCGGGTAACTATCGCAGCAGGCGACAGTAAGAATTTCGTTATAACCGAAAAGGGCGGCAGCTGCATATTAAAGGCAATGGCGTACCAGAGCGGTAACGCACTATCAAAAGGCTTAACGTATGTGTGGGAAAAGATGGGCGCGACTGGCTGGGAAACGCTTTCCGGCAAGACTGCGCAGACGCTGACCGTTAATGCCAACGACATTAACACCTATGGCGAGTACCGGGTACACGTCTACCGTGACGGTGCAGAGATTGGCACGGACATACAGAGCGTTATGGATGCCAGCGACCCTTACGACATAGACCCGCACCCCAACCCGGAAGATGAGGCGATAACGGAGGATACCACGGGTAACGGGCAAGTGACCTATACGCCGGTGGTGGTTAAGCGCGGCACGTCCACAAAGGCACTGGATACGCAGTTTTATTTCGTGCTGAAAGATGCGGCAGGCGTGTATCTGAACACCGACCGGGACACACCGAAAGCCAGCCAGACCGTGACACGCGCACACTGCCAGCAGGCCGGCGGCGATGTATCAGTAACCATTACCAGTGTAAAGTAATACGGCTATGGGTGTAAGCAGAACACAGGTAGTAAAGTTTATACGCAAGGGCGACCCCGGCGATAAAGGAGAGCAAGGCGCAACGCTTCGCGGCCCGCAGGCGTGGAGCGACTGCGCCGTAGGCTATAAATTCCAAGCCGGTAAGGTTGGCGAGCAGTGGATAGATGTAGTGCTGTATAATAACAATTACTACACCTGCATGAAGTCACACACCAAAACAGCATCCAATTATCCCGGCAGCACGACTGACCGGAATAACGGCTACTGGCAGCTGGGCGATAAAATACAGCTGGTGGCGACAAAGATACTGTTAGCCGCATACGCACTGGTAGAAAATCTGGGCGTGGAGGCTATAGAAATGAAAGACAGCAGCGGCAATGTGGTATTTAAGGCAAAGGACGGTACGGTAACTTGCAAAACAGGTACTTTCAATAACATAACCGTACAAAGCGGTAATATAGCAGGGTTTAAGGTATCCGGCAATGGACTGACAAACGACCCGCTTACAAACGATGCCTATATTATCTTTAGAAACGACAGTATGGGCGCGTTTGCCGGTATAGGTGGAAACATTTTTTCCGCAACGTCTGGAGCGCGTGGAGTAGCCAGATTTGAAAACCACGACGATACCGACGAGTGGGGTTTAGGCGTTAATTACGCAGCACTGGTATCGGCGCGTGGCTCACGAGATAACCGGGCTTTGCAGATAGACGGCGGCGCGGTAAGTGGCTTTGCCCTAAAAAACACAGTTATAAGCAGCAGCGGCACAGTGAACCTAACCCGCTATGATTATAACGTAATAGCCATTAACAACAGTGATTTAACACTGGTACTACCGATTATGCAATTATATGACGACGGCCATGTAATACGCATTAAGAGGCTGGGAAATGGAGCGTTAAAACTGCGTATGAACTACTGTTACACGTATAACGGAACCAGTAGCCGGTATTCAAGACCGGCACTAATTTACAACCAAGACGCAACACTGACGGGTACTAATACTTTGAACTTTGAAAGTAAGTGCGACGCTATGGAATTAGTCTGGTGCCGGGACATTATACGAATCGTAGGAAATACGAGTTATTACGGTCTGTGGGTACAGTACAAATTACCGAGAGACTGGTAAACATATCATTAACCATAAACGATTAAAGTATGGCAAAGAAAACGAAAACATTAAATTCAGTAACTACGGTTACTACTATGAGTACGTCCCAGTACATACCACTGACGGACGGAAGCGGGAACGTAACTAAAATTACGCTGGCAAACCTCAAAGCAGCTTTGCTGGGCGGTTTGAACCTCAACGCAATGAATGACGGCGTATTTATCATGTTTCACAGAAAGAGTGATAATAACCCGCTGGCAGTCAAGCCGGACAAATGGGCAAGTTACCAGAACAGCGGCGAGATAGCGGAGGGCGTATTAGTCGTAGAGGGCGGCAAGATGCTGGTAGTAGCACCCACCGAAGCTATGCTGTACTGGAGTAGTGTGGCGGTAAGTGCAGGCGGCAAAACTACCACAGACCGATTAACCGCACTGGATGACTGGACAGGCAAGACCAGCACAGCCGCACAGGTTACGCACGCCGAATGTAACACAACAAGTTACGCGCCGGGCTTTTGCCACGCCTACAGCAGGGCAAATGCAAACGGCAAAGGACTGACCGCCGGGCGTTGGTGGCTGCCGTCTTTGGGTGAGTTGATGATGATTTATGCGAATATGCGCAAAATCAATTATGCACTATCGCTGATTAACGGTGCTACGCAGTTGGCAGAAAACGCATACTGGAGTAGTACCGAGTCCAGCGCGACCGGTGCGTGGCTTTTGTACCTCAACGATGGCGGCGCGGGCACCAACACTAAGGCAGCGTACCAGGGTAGGGTTAGGCCCGTTTCAGCATTTTTGGATTAATAGTTAATTGTTAGACTTTAACCTTTATGTGCGGCGGTAGCCGCACAAGACATAGAAATTTCCATTTACCCGCTATAGAGCAAAATTTGAGATATGAATAAATCAAAACTGGTATCAAAAAGAAGTACCGGAAACGAACATTAACCCTACAGCGCATTAGAGATGGGACGTATTAACGAACAGGAACCGGAAGCAGTGCTGCGGCTATCCGAGTTAGACACCGAATTAGTACAGGCATTAGCCAAACACTGGCTGGTAATTGTGGAGCAGCGAGATAACACCATTATATTAACGCTACACACTATGACAGATGAAAGAAACATTAACGATAGTAGTTTCATTGATAACTGCGCTGGGAGGCTGGGAAGCGATTAAATACCTTATCAACCGGAAGACAAACAGCCGGATAGCCGAGGCAAACGCATTTAAGGTGGAGCGCGAGGCACTGATAGAGGACTACAAGCGCGTACAGGGCGAAGTAGACAAACTGAAAGAGCAGGTAGCCAAACTGTACACAGAGATAGACACGCTGAAAAACGACCGTCTAAAACTAATACAGGAAAACAATGAGCTGAAATTAGCACTGAAAGAAGCTGAAAAGCGCGTCTGCCTACGACCGGATGACCAGTGCCTGCAAAGGCTTAACCCGGAAGACCACTGCCGGTTAAGAAAGATACTGCGCGGCGAGTATGCCAAAGACCACCCCGACGCTATTATTACAGAAGAAGACATGAAGAAAGAACCTAAAAACGATAACGGAAATGAGAAAGATTGAACGCATTTTTATCCACTGCACAGCAGGGAGCCAGAAACAGACCGTAGCCGATTTGCGAGCCGAGTTTAAGCGCAAGGGCTGGACGAACCCCGGATACCATTACGTTATATCGCCGGACGGAACGGTTACGCAGCTATTAGACGAGCAGCAGGTAAGCAACGGCGTTAAGGGTTATAACCAAACGTCCATTAACGTAGCCTATATCGGCGGCATAGACAGCACCGGCAAGGCTGTAGATAACCGGACGGATGCGCAGAAAACCGCATTACGGCAAATCGTATCTGCGCTAAAGCACCGGTACCCGGATGCCGAAGTATTAGGACATAGAGATATTAGCCCGGACAAGAACCATAACGGCATAGTAGACCCGTGGGAGCGCATAAAAGAATGTCCGTGTTTTGACGTTAAAACGGAGCTGTAGCCATGAAACAGTTATGCGCCTTACTTATTATCCTGCTGCTGACCGGTTGCGCCAGCACGAGGCACGCAGCGACGTACCAGACGCAGCAGGATAGCACCTACTTTAGCAAACACCGGCTGGATAGCCTGTTTGCAGCCATTTTCCAGCGTGATAGCATCTACCAGCGCGATAGTATCTTTGTCTTTCAAAAAGGCGATACGGTTACTAAATACGTGGAAAGGATTAAATACAAGCTGGAACAGCGTACCGACACGCTACGCATAAATACGGTGCGTGTAGATACGCTGTATGCCGTGAAAGTAGACAGCGTTAGGGTGGAAGTACCCGTATATATTGAAAAGCCTATGAAGTGGTATAACACGGGCTTTATATGGGTTGGCCGTCTATGCTGCATAGCAGCTATAATCTGGGCTTTGTTCCTGTATCTGAAACGGAAATTTTAAGGAGTAGCCGCGTATCGTATCACTGGTGCGCGGCTATCTTTTCGCCGTGCAGCACCCAGTCTATTACACGGCGGTTTGCAGCGTCTATTTTGTCCCGGCTAAACTTAATGTACACACCGGTTATTTTAGACCCGTGTACGTGGCCCAGTGCCTCACTGATAGTATCCTTTGGTATATCCAAGTCCGATGCGTATGTAGCCCAGCTATACCGTGCCCAGTACGATGTTATAGCAGGCTCAATGGGTTGCATAATCGGCAAATGGTTTTTAGTGTACTGGGGTTTGCCGCCGACTACCTTAACAGGGCCTATCTTTCGCAGCGCAGCGTTTAGATGTGCTATGTAGTCTTTGTAGCTATCGTATTTGTCAAACGGCGAAAGCAGATGTTTTTTGCCCCGGTACCGGTCTAAGATTTCCTGTATTTCCGGCTCTATTTTGATGCTGTAGAACTTACCGGTTTTTGCCCGCCGGTATTCTATCCGTCCGTCCACTATGCTATCTTTGGTGAGTGCCGCCAAATCCACCATGTTAATACCGATTAGATAGAACGATAACAGGAACATATCCCGGTATTCCGTATCGTAGGCTGAGAGCTGGAGGCGTACCAGTGTGCGCATTTTCTCAACTGGTAGTACCCGCATGGCTGTTTCTTCGGACGGTATGCGGTAGTTACGGAACGGATAGTTTTGCGTTATATTTTCGTCCAACGCGTAGTTAATCACATTACGAAGGTTACGCAGGTGCATACCCCGGCTGTTTACTGATAGCCCCTGTAGGGAGTTATAAAAACCGTCTATCCATAGTTTCGTTATCTTTTCAAACCGTATCTGGTACGGATTGCAGTAGGCAGTCAGTTTCTTTAGTGTTTGCTCAAACAGCGTTTTAGTGCCGCCGGTTTTGGTGCTGATTATCTTTTCAAACAGCGTGCCGAGCGTGGGAACACCGACCGTAGGGTTATCCAAATCCAAATCGGTAAGCATTTCCCGAAGCTGCGGCCCGGTAAGATTACCCCACTGGCCATTTTCCCGTAATTCCAAAATCCGGTTAGCCACGCGGGTAAGCAGGGTATCCAGCACCGAGTTTATGCGCTTCGCACTTTTGCCGGTAGCCCGGCAGGTGGCAGCGTCCCAATCCTCAGCAGGCAGGAATATGCCAGTAGCGAGGTAGAGGTTAGAACCGTAACCTACCGCTATCTGTACCGGGTACGTGCCGTCCTTTAATTTGCGCCGTGTATCAAGGCGCAGTTTTGATTTTGCCATAATCTTTGCTTTGTTTTTGCTGCTTTATAGCTGAAAAATATCCCCAAATGTACCATAATCTACCATATTACAAGCCACCAGCGACCACTTTTTATAGTTAATTATCATATTTGCTTAACTGAAAATTTGCTGATTTTATTTTGTAACTGACTGATATTTAACATTATATAGCATAAAGCAATACGCCGAAAAGACTACCAGCGACTATATGCCTA